GTGCAGCCTAAACAATATGACTTCACCCGCTTGAGGGTCGCGCATACGTTTAACCGCATAGAAATCGTGCTCATAGACCAGCGTAGGGTCTGCTTCTTCATCGTCGGCGCGTCTATAAACCCCGCCGTTTTTCCCACGAAAAAATGGGAATGGATACTCAGGTATGTTTACGGTTACCTGCTTACCCGCTTCAACCTCAACAACCACTTCATTGTCTTCATCGTCGGCTTCCTCTATCTCTAGCCCCAGTACTATAGGGGACTTAATTTTGCCCTTGTGCGTACAGCCGTCGCACCCACCGGGGTTCTGCTTCTCGAACGTAGTGCAGTGGTGTGGCCCACCTTTGGTCAGCAAGTGGTACACCTTGGCTTCAACCTCGTCAGGGTCGTAGTCAGGATACTGGTCTGACATCTTCTTGGTCGCACTGTCTTTGTCTACGCAGAAAGCAGCAATCGACAGGGCTGAACGCCACAGGGGTTCCTCTAGGGTTGCTTGGTTTTCAAAGCAATGAATCAGTTGGTTGCAGCCTTCGCCCTTGGCCGACTTCATCATTATGGTTTTGAACCGCTTGACCTTGTTTGCCATCAACGCTTCCATCATCGGGCTCATGGAACTTGGGATGAAGTCAGGCTTCTTAGGCTTGGGGTCAGGTGCGCCCAGCAACTCTTTCATTTGCGCATATGGGATACGCACGGTATCGGAGTTCAACACCTCTACAGGCATTGGCTCTTCGTTTTTGAAGTTAAATGTGCCGGGTATACGCAGGACTCGTGATGCTTCAAACACCGACGAATCAACGATGAGACCCTTCTCTACACACAACTCTCGTAGCCGACTCGATAGTGGTTCCCACTCTGCGCGGGACACCGTTTCTTCAAGCAGCCAGTAGGCATGAATCCCGTAACCGGAACTCACTAGGATTGGCCTTGGTAGGCCGACAACCTTGCAGAACTTCTGAAACTCAACAAGCCCAGTTTGCTGGTCGATGTAACCCTTGACCCTGCCCTTTTCATCGGGCTCGGCCTTCGTGGGGCCGCAGTCAATATCCATCCACAGTGCGCGGAAGTAGGTGGCGTTCTCGTGTGTGCGGTTGTTCAGTGGGCCGTACTTGGCGCACCCAAAATACACATCAGCTTTGCGCTCTACAAACTTCTCAACTAGCTTGTCAACCTCTTCTCGTGTGTCTGCAAATTGCTGGTCTACGTACCTACCAATCCCTAACACGCAGTACCTTCCCCCTACGGGAAGAACCGCATCCAGCAAGTCGAAGTTGGACATGTACTATTTGCGCTTCTTGAGCTTTTCTATGTAACTAAAGAGGCTGTTGTTCATGGAAGCGGTGGGGGTAGTTACTCCCCAAAACCAGTTGTAAACCGTCATCCGACTTACGTTCAGGTATCTCGCTACCTCACTAACAGGCACCCCATGCTTGATACATAGGCGACCCAAGGTTACGCCCAAAGATTTAGCGTCGGCCCCTTTGTTGGCGTCCACTAATCTTTGGCTGTAACCATAATTCATGCTTTATTCCTCGTCAGTCCAAGCTGCCACTACAGAATCCAAGGACTTCTTGACTGTAGCAACCGGCTCGGCAACTTTCTTGGACTCGCGCTTCTTAGGCTCCTCAAACGCAGGTTCATCCTCAGCCGCAGCTTTGGCTTTCGGTGGCTCAGCTACACGCACTGGCGCTTCTATCTTGGGTGCACGACCCGATGTGTCGGCTTGGTACGGGGTCATGGTAACCATCTTCTGCACCGCAGGGTTTGCAGCCACCTTGCTCGTGACCTCGTGCTCCTGCTTGTTGATAAACCGCACAGGGGTGAACAACACCGACTGGTTGTCGTTGTCCTCGTTGAAGCTCATCTGTGTAACCACGTAGTCCAAGCTCTTGCCGTTGTTAGCAAGGTACTTGGTATAGCTCTCAAACGGGTGGGTGTTGTCACCTACGCTATCACCGAACAGCGACTTGGAAGCCAAGTTCATCTGATAGACCTCACCCTCAAGCGAAGTACCAAAGTCTTCTTCCAGCGTCACAGCAATACGGCGCGAGTAGCGGCATGCTTTGGAGTTGCCCATACCGGAGCCCTTGATGTTCTGCTGGCATTCATCACAACGGTTAGCTTGGGGGTTTGCCGAACCAGCATCAGGCGCAGTGCCATCGTTAGAGAAGCAGTCAGGCGCAGTCGGCTCGGCATCAGGACTCCATTGCTTGACGTAGAAAATACGTCCGACTTTGGGTGATGCGTTGACCACGATGACGTTGAGGTCACCCTTGACTTTACCCATCTCTTCGCCACCGACCACCTTACGGAAGATGCCGTTTTTCGGCACGATGCGCTTAACGCCGGTACGACCAGCAAGTTGCTTTGTAAGCTCACTGACCCCAGCGGTTTGCAGGAAGTCGGGGAGGTCTTGGTTCAGCAATGCAATATTACTCATTTCGTTACTCCTGTCAAAAACTTGTAGATTTCTTGGGCCAGCAAAATTAAGTCTTCGTCTTGGTCCTTACGGCAAGCCGCTACCGACATTTGCATAGCTTGGATACGCAGCATTTGGTCTGCACTTAATTCGTCACTCATTTTCAATTTTCCTTTGAACGTCTAACTACCACGGTGTAAGAATTCTCCACGTTGAGACCAACGGGATACAAGTCGGGATTCTCTGCAAGGAAGTCCTTCATGTTTGTCTGATGAAGTCGTTTCTCCAGTAGGCCAAATGCACCCTGTTCTTCGATGAACGTGTACATAGAATCCCAATCGTTTGTCCAGTACCGTGACTTAACTGAACGCATGATTGTGCCGTGTGGGGTTTTGATGCTGTCGGCTCCGATGCGCTTGCATGCTTCAAGCATCTCATCTGCGATCAACTGCATCTGCTCTTCGAGCCCTTTGTCTTTCTCGTCAAACTCTTTCTTGGCCGTAGCCCGCTTGTCGCGTATTTTGATGTACACGGCAGCTAGCTTGTCCATGTCAACGGGGGCTGATTCCCCCTGAACTGCTTCGTCCATTGTTTGCTCCTGTAGTTAGTAAGGTGTGGCGGTAATGGATTGCACCATCTTCAGAACTGTTCCTTGGGCCCCTTGAGGGGTATTTACAGACTCGCCACGAAAAGAACTATACCATAACTTTTGACATTGTCAACGTGTTTCTGTAGAAATTTCTTGGCGGTATAAGTCTATGATTTTGCTGTGGTTTTCGATGTTGCCTTGCAGCATGCGGTACATCTTGGCCTCAATCGGACTGCCCGTGACGTGCACTACGGTCATGTTGTTGACCTGACCGGGGCGGTCAATACGTGCGTTAGCTTGTAGGTAAGTTTCCACGCTTGTACAGGGAGCGTACCAAATAATTGTGTTCGCCGCAGTCAGGGTTAACCCGTGAGATGCGGCTTGTGGTTGAATGAGCAACACCTTGGTTGCGGGTTGTTCTTGGAACCGCTTAACGATGTCGGAGCGGTTGTTGACACTGACGCTTCCGTTGATGACTTCACACGTTATGCCGTTCTTGGTTAGGTGCTTCTCCAGCAGTTCTATGGTGTGAGTAAAGGGCACAAACACCAGCACCTTGTGGCTCGACTCCTCAATGACTTCCTGTACCACATTCAGCCGATTGCTTACGTCAAACTCGATGACTTCGCCCTTGTCGGTGTACACCGCACCGCCCGCTATTTGCAGTAGCTTGCTTATCTGTACCGCAGCATTGACCGCGCTCACTTCTTCCCCGTCGGCTTCGATAAGCATCTGCTTCTTCAGGGTGTTGTAGTACTTAAGCTGTTGCGGCGACATCCGCACATCCCGCTCGGCAAAAACAACCGGAGGTAGGTCAAGGCACTGCTTCTTCTCAAACCGGATAGCTGGCTGAAGAATCTTGTGCACGATGTCTTTGGCGTTGGGCTTAGGAACCCAGCGGTACATGCTCACCTTGGCCATCACCGTGTCCTTGAACTGCCCAAAGAACGGCGACACAGCCTTGGGGTTGACCAACTTAGCTAGTCCGTAAGCATCCACAGGAGATTGCGCAGCGGGTGTACCCGTCAGCATCCACA